ATTAGCGGCTTCTCTATGGTCCTCTGCTTTTTTACTTAAACCTTTTTTCTCGTATGCATTAGCTTTTGCCAAATGAGATTGCATTTCTGTATCATGTTTTTTTATAGCAGCATGATGACCAGCCATAGCATCTTTTGTTCTTTGAACCGTACTGTACGGATCACCGTAAGGAGATTCTCTTAATTCTTGAAATGTTTTCATTATGCTAAATCCTTATCGTGATTTAAATTACCTTTTTTCTTTTTTGCTATAAATGCATTTACTCTTGCATGACCCCACTGTGATGGAGTTGTTCCAGGTCTATGACCTGTCTTCCATGCTGCAACACCTCTGTTGTATACTTTCTTCAATGTACCAACTGAAACACCTGAAGCTTTTGACTTATCTGCAAAGGAGTTTTCTTTTACAGATGTATCTTTATTCTTAGCTTGTGTATCTTTCATACGAGCACGATCCATCATACGATCATGTCTCTTTGCATCAGCTTTCTTCTCACGATCAATTCTCATCTTCGCAAGATCCTGAGCTTTATTCTCTCCAACCATTTTGTTTACAATCTTTGTATACTTTGATGGTTTAGTTTCTGCATTTGCATCACCTGGAGCTGGTTTGTATGCTGAAGGATCATTATCAGCTTTCTTACCGTGCTTCTTAAAATGACGATCTCTTCTGATCTTTGTAGCCTTTTTCAAACCTGCATGATATCGTTTTGGTTGTGTACCTTCACGATCTTTAATATCTGGATCCTGAGTTTCTTTTTGACCTGGAGTCATCTTCTTAGCATGAGCTGTATATTCTGGAGTACCTATCTCATAGGCTTCTTGTATCTTTTCAACTGCATCGAGCCAGAATCTTTTTCGTTGTCCGTTAAACTCAACAATGACATAGTTTGAGCCAATAACTTGAATAACTCCGACATCATTTGTCTCCTTAATTACCACCTCATCAGATATGGAAAATAAGTTTCCGGCTGCGAACTGCTCACGTCGTTCAGAAACTTTTTCCAATTGAATGTGGTTCTTAAACGTCTTTTCCTCTTTAAGTCCCATACCAACGCGGACAGCGTTAAACAACTTACGAGCATCAGAATTCGACATTGCTTTCGGAACACCCTGGCTAAAACTAGTAAAGTCATTATCTGCAACAAACTTTCTCATTTTAGATGCTGACATACCTTCAACACCTTCAGCATCCGGATCTCTTTGTCCTGCTGAGATTACTTTAATTGACTTGAAGTTATAAAAACCATGACGAGCTTTTTGACCGTTGTACTTATTCATTAGAATATCAAATTCGCGAACTCTATCTGATCCTACAACAAATACAGCACTTCTGAAACCTTCATTGTATAAAGCGGTTGCTACATCCATTGCTGTTTTAATTTTTTTGTTAATCATAACAGAACGAGCATGCTTAGGAAACATTTTTCTTACATGCTTTACTTTATCTGTATATGATAATGGATTCTTTTTACTATCCTGTGTCTGAGATAGGTACACACGATATGGATTTCTACCTGCAGATGCTGCAAGTTTGTCAAGTAACTTACCATGACCAACAGTAGGAGGATTCATACGACCGAATGTGAAATATACGGTACGCTCCTCTTCAACAAGGTATTGACTAAAGGACGAAATCATTTTGTAGATTGACCCCCACGTTTTCTATCTAATTCAGCTCTACGTGCTTTAGGTAGTAGTTTCTTTGCGAGTCTATCTATTTTAGTTTTCATAGCAGGTTTATCCAAGCGCTTCTCAATCTCTTGCCTACGAGCAAAAGAGAGTTCACTCTTGTCTACACCCTTCATAAGTTTTTTGAGAATTTGATTACGAGCTTGTTTACGAGCTCTTTTCTTTAGACGAGCAGGATCAGCAATACGTTTTTTTGCACGATCTCGGCCGATCTTGATCTTTGTCTTCATACGAGCAAAACGTCTAGCAGCTGCTCGTCGCTGTGCCATATTCAGAGCTTCGTCTGTGTTTTCTTCTTCAACATCAGCACGTTTTCTTTTTACAGCTCTATATTTTGTTTGATCATCTTCGCCTGGTTTATAGTCAACTGTAATATAATCTTTAAAGTCTAACTTAGACATTTTAGTTCCTCGTTGGTTTATCCCATCCTTTTAAAATATTAGGTGAAAAGTTGTTGTATGAAAACTCCATACGATCAACAATTTTCACAGCATCACCACCAAGTTTATCAATTGCGACATAACCTTCAGCGCCTGTAACATGATATCCGTTACGAGTCTTGACAAAGGTCTTTACCGAACTCAACTGGTCCAGTTTATTTATAAGTTTTAATTTTGCTTGAACCAGAAGTTTCTGCAGATCAAACATTTTTTTAAGGTTGGCTTTGTTATCTTCTGAGAAAAACTTCAAAATATTATCTAGCTGCTGCCGCTGTGCATTCTTCCCTCTGTCTGTCTTACGTAGACTGATCTGCTTTCCGTATTTAAGTCTGATCCACCTAATGAGCATGGATACATGTCTTGTTGTATCTCCGATAGTAGTTCCTTTTCGGACATACTTATTGCCGAAGGTTTCAATGAGCTTCTGTAACTCTTCCTGTCTCTCGAGCTCCCGGAGCGTTGATCCTGCGATCTGATTAAAAAGTTTGCCAGCGTCTGATAGAATTTTCGTAACATCTTCACTCTCTTTCTTACTCATAGTATATTTTGTCATATCCCTGAGCATTGCGTCTTGCGACCACACAGCTCTGGTTGACTTAAACTTGGAGACGTCAACTCCATACGAAGCTCGCATAGAACTGAAGGTGTCACCTTTATAGGTTGTATGCCAGACGATTCCAATTTTAGATTGCTTAATAGCCTTAGCTCCAGCTGACTGGCTAGGCACCGCATAGACGATAGTATTAGGATGAAATGTAACATATGATTCTCCAGCGATCTTTTGTGTTTTTACATCACCAGGTCCATATAGGAAGTCACCTTGCACGACACCTTTGATACCCAAGGCAGGGAGCTCTGACAAAGCTGCTTTGAGCTTAACATTAAGATCACCACTTGTGTCAGCGTCAATGTCAGCAGCAGTCTTATAGACTTTGGGATTCTTGTTGAAGATTCCTTTTTTCGCGACGAAAAATCGTCCATCACTTGGATCAATACCAGCAAAGATAGCAGGAGCGCCATCCCACTTAACAGATACAGAACCATTGTGCTCTCCTTTCAACATATCTCGTAAAGATCGTAGAGCGTTAATAGCTTCTCGTGTTCCTTTGACACCACCGTAGATAACTTTATCTTCGATGTGGGTCATATGTGTATTTTTTTGCTCAGTAATATGTGTTTTAAAGTTTTCCATATGACCTTTATAGTCTATTGTTATTCTAATGTCAACGGTTTATTCTAATAAAGTTGCAACTAAATGTACTCTGTTTTCCTCACCGCCATTAAAAAAATTATGATACACTGTGTTATCTGTAATGAAAACAGTTCCGTCTGCTCTCATATAATACGCACGATCTTCAATAATCATTCTACAACCTTTGTTTGTATAAAGTGGAATGTGGATCCTACGCTCCGGATCTCTATGCCACGATAGACAAGATCTAGGGGGTTTCATTAAAAATCTTAATCTTCCTATATTCCATTTTTGTCTCAATAACAAAAATACTTGTTCAGTGTATGTGTTCTCAAACTCTGGGCAAATTTCTGTATACTTATCCTCATCTACAAATGGTAGACGTTCTTCTTCATTATCTTCGTCAGTAGGATAAGTCCAATACTTACCTCTAACATTACCACCTGTTACTGATTGCTCATCTCCAGGTTTTCTGTTAACACAGACTGCATTAAAATCAACATTACTTGCGTCATCAGTTACGTGTTCGTGTTCTTTGACAAAATTTAAATAATCATCATAAAGTGCTTCATGATCTATCCCAAGCTGATGTTCCTCGATATGAGGAAACTTGTTGTGCACAAGCATAATAAACTCCTTTGGTTACATTATATTTTTTTAGTTGTTCTTGATATTTTGGCTAGAGGGAACACACCTACTCTAGCA